GGATCCTTGTTTATTGATAACATATTGAGCTTTACCATATATCCATTCAGCAATCTCACATCCACTCATATAAGAAAGACTTTCAGCATTCTGAATGATATACTCACTTATCTGACCATCAAAGCCTAAACCATTAAAAGATACATGCCATTCACCATGTAATACATTTCTCTTCAAGAATTCAATATAGTCATCAAAGTCATTCTGTAAGTCATGTACTACAAATACTTTTGTATCATCTGACTTAACATCTTGAAACACAGCAATAAAGCAATTGCTCAATGTTTCATAATCCATTACCCAATTCTGTTTCATAATCATTATTCAGTTAAGCTGTTTCCCCTTTTTAGTTAAAAAAGCACAGAGCATCATTAGTGACACTCTGTGACTTTCCATCATAGTTTACTTTGCAGGTTTAACTTCTTGATTTAAAATAGGTTCAAAATCAAATTCTTCTGCATTGATACCTAAATAGATTACTAAATCTTTAATGTCTAGTTTATTATCTAAGTAGTACTCTTGAAATGTTTCACTTGATACTCTTTCTTCTTTTACATTTCTACCATTAGGTCTTAATGCTGCAGTACCCATTGGGTCACCATTATCATCTAACTTAGGTAACATGTGTAAAGTAGTCTTAGTAACTTTACCAATAATAACAAATAACCCAGATGTTACATCATAAATACACTCTACATAAGGTGAATCATTAGATACTGGAATTAATCTAAAAGTGTTGTGACCATTCCATTCTGAACTGATCAATGTCATTGTGTGTTGTCCTGTCATAATTTATATTTTATTTTGTAGCTCATTTATAGTTACCATTAATATTTCTTTTTCCATGTCTGGTTTAGTACATAATTCCCCTACACTTTTTAGTACTTCTTCATTTACTCCTAGCAACTCAGAGTAAATATTAAAATACTTTTCAGGAAACAAGAAACTATCCATATACATGTAATTACTACCATTCTTATCAAAATGGTCTCTTATTTTGCGCTTTAAGGTTGTATTCATTTTGCTATACCTGCCGTTAATTAAGTGCATCCAATCTTCTGCTATATCAGAAAAATCAAATGTATATAATACTTCATTGTCATTCAGTTTAACAAAATCACTCAGTCTATTATGTTTCAGTAATACATTCTTTTCAAAGTTAACATACTCTGCATCTGTTCTTTCATGATACACAGCAACCAGTTTCATATCCTCGGGTGTTACATAGTCATTCCAGCCAAAATAAGTTTGAACCGGAGTGACACTTTGACCCTTTTTAATACCTAAGAGCGGATAGACAAATATCTTAGATTTTTGAAAATAATTTCTATAAAGCGCATTAATACTCATAACAGTTTACAATTTTACATTTTTTGTTGCTAAATCATATGGCAAAGTAAAATCTTTATTGTTATAATGATACTCAATCACATTAAGTATCTCTTTAAAGTCTTCTTCCCATACCTTTAATGTTTCACTAGATACTTGAAATGGATATATTAAATTATTTCTATCAATCACTATAAAAGTAATAACAATATTCCATTCAGCCCAGTCTGGTAAATCTTTAAGATATTTACCTAAACTCAATTGTTTATACATGACGGCCTGTATCCAATATTTGTAATATTGTACTGAGTCTGGGAAATCTTGAATAGCTTTACCAGTAGTTTTCAAGTCATTAATAAATAAGGTTTTAGTATTATAGTCCATGACTACATTATCTAATATACCTTTAAAGCCAAACTTATACTTACTTGACCTTAATTGTACACCTTCTTCATTAAACACTTTAATTTTTTCATCTTTTTCTTTGTCCAGTTGCATTAAATCTCTTACAACTTCATGGTTTTTCAACAATTCAGCAGATTCTTTTGCTGTATCAAGTGTTGCCTGATCAACAATAGTCTTGTTTTGTTTTACTTTTAAAAACTCAAAGTACTGTGAATTCTGTTCAGTAACCATTTTTGCAATTCTACTTTCATCAGTTTTAAGTGATTGATGCAAATTGATACCTGCTAATACACTAATAATTGTTTCTGGGAAATCAGCCAATGTTAAATCAGTATCAGGTTGTGATTGATAAACCTTAAATACTTCATCTACCAACAACTTATTGTTGTCTTTTGGTAGATTACTAGGTATTACAATAAATTCTTCATCAAATTTTTCTGGTTCAAGTATCAGACAATGTAGTACCTTACCAGCTACTAAATGTGCATCCACCATATCTTCTCTTTGATTTAAGATATAGTGCTTATAAAAAGCAGATGGTGAATATAATAATTTATTTATACTTGAGTAACTAAAATAAAAGTCACTTTTATAAAATTGTTCTAACTCTTCACTATAAGAAATAGCCATCATTATTTGTTTTAGGTTCTACAATAACATTATCAAAATCAATAACCACTTTAGTTATTATCTCTTCAACTGGTTCTACAACTTCTTCAGTAATAGTTTCTGTTTCTTCAACAGTTGATTCTACTGCTTCTGTTTCTAAGTCAACTACTGTTTCATTAACTTCTTCTTCTTCAACAGGGGAAGGTACATAATCATCAACAAATGTTAATGTATAGTTTTCATTTAAACTTTGTAAGAAATTTTCAGATAAAGTAACAGTTTTTACTTTAAAAATCTGAGTATCACCGTTTCTTATTATGTCTCCCCCTAGATGCTTTAGCAATATATCAAGGTTATCTTTTGTTAACTTACCATGCTTTTTAAGTCTAATAGTAATTTCATCAATATTTAAATGATAGTAACCACCTTTTATTTCCATTAATGCCAATAAAGACTTGAAGTTAACATGATTTCTAGTTTTATTAGTCTGCATTTTATTAGCATAATTATAAAATAACAAACCTAAGTACAATAAACTATCTTCAAAGTTTGAATTAGCCATAATCTCCATAGCTAATGTCCAGTTATCATTGTCAGAACTATTAAACATCTCACATAAACTCTCATACATTTCTCCTTCAATAGGTAATGCATCTGAACCATTTATATATTTAAGTAAGTCAGATTCAGAATATACAGGAACAGTAGAATTAACTACAGCATCATATGTATCTTTTTCCTTAATATAAACAAATGAACTAGAATTCATTTCAATACCAGATGTAATTGCATATGGTATATGTTTATATTCTAATACATTTTTACTATGATAACTAAGACAAACATATTCATTTGTAACAAAATCAAGTGCTGTAGTAACTTTATCAAAGTAATAATCATCAATATGCTTTAATGCATGTGCTTGTGTAAAAAATTCTCTTATTACAGATGCATTTGCTTTATAATACCAATGATTTTCAGTCAACTTATGCATATTTTCTATAGATACAAATACTGCTGTTGCTGAATTCATATCAATAGTTGACTTAATCTTATATTCTTTTGTAAGATTTTTAAGTTTAACTCTTGGTATACTAGTATATTTAGCTAGATATACTTTATCATTTAACTGTGGTTCATATCCTTGTTGTATATTAGGATAAGTTATACTAGATTTACCATAATCATTAAATTGACCTATTTTTGTATCAATTTCAACATCAAAACTTAATAAATTTAAATCATGATTATCATAAAAATCTGTGTCACCTAATGATACATGAAATATTAATGTATTTTCCATATTAATTTTATTAAAAAAGCGGCTTTTTACACCGCTTTATTATTAATTATTTATTATTTAACTGCCATTTTAACTACAAGTGGATTCTGCATTAATCTAGCAAACTTAGGTTTATTACCAGCTAAAATCTCTTTAACCATATAATATCTAAGATCATTAGTGAATGCATCACAGTCTGTAGTCAATTTAACCAAACGGTTAATCATTGTATCACTGATGCTGTGCTCAGATGCATACTTCAATGAATAGTTAATAATCCTTGTAGTAATAATACTACTGATGTCAGCTCTAAAATCATCTCCGTTACCTACAGCACCATTCAATGCTCCAACTACATATGCCTCATTAGTATTAGTCATAATATCTTGAGGAGAAATGATTTTATCCATTTTATTATTAATGAACATAGTAAACATACTAGAGAACTCAGCTCCAACAGAACCCTCACCAATCATTTGGATTAATGGTAACTGCTCTTCAAACTTCTCAATAGAACTAATAGCATTGAAGAAAGTAGTAATAGCTCTTGGATTAACTCTTTGAGTTACTACTTCTGGGTGCATCAACATAAAGTTAATACATCTACCATCAATACCAACTTGCTCTGCCCACTTAGCCCATACATTAATATCAAACTTAACCTCAACTGAGATAAATCTAGTCTTTTGAGCAACATCTAATGCAGTTACATTATAGTCACCATTATCTGGATTAGAAGTCAATACAATGTGCCAGTTCTTAGGTAATGCCCATGAAATATATTCTTGCTGATCAATTAATTCCATTGTTGCTTGCATAAAGCGGTGCATTATGTTATCTCATAGGCTCTTTATCCTATGATTCTGTAGTTTCTTTTAGATTATATCTACAGTTCAGACTATATCATCACATATTTCTATGTGTTCTGCGCTCTTGGTATTTTACTGCCTGTTCTAGGCTCCATATACTAGTCGTTGCACCTTCCTTACATCCCTGTAAGGCTTGGCTCAGGATTGTCCATCTCTGGAGTTTCCCTGAATTCACAGAATTTATTGCGGACCAACCACTTTATGCTTTTTTCCATCTATAACCACCAGCAGTTAAGTCTTTAGATATTGCTCTATTAATATTAGAGATACTAAGTTCTTTACTTGCTTGTTTTATAGACTCCCATTTTTTGATAAAAGTATTATCATTAGTATATTGTAATACTGGTTCTAACTTGTATTGTTTAGTCTTTAAAAGCACATAAGGGGCTTTATAAAAGGACCAAACAAATCCTCCAGCAGAGGTTTGTTTTAAACTACACACTGCTTTTATACTGTTAATACTTTTAGCATTAATAGATTTAGCAGCAGCTGTAAAAGATTCAAAACTTTCTAAATATTCACCTTTTTCTAGTGAATACTTATGTACTGCTCTAAGATTATGAGGTTTTAAACCATTTGCATAAGCTTTTTTCTTAGCATCACTTATTCTTTGTTTATAAATATCATCTCTAACTAGAGTTTGTGGATCTAGTATATGATTTATATAAGGAATAATTGTGTTAATATAATAAGCTTCTCTTTCAATTAAAATATCATCAGTGCATTCCTCTACAATATTAAAGTAAATTTCATCTTTACCATATTTATTATATAAGTTTTGCATTGTTCTATTATGATGTTTTAAATTTTTAAGAGACCACAAATGGTGTTTTAACCTATGACCAATATTACAAGAGCTACCAATGTACTCTTTATCATTAATTTTAATTTTATAGATTCCTATACACTTTAATGCTGTCTTAAGTGTTTCTGTGTTTAATTTTTCCATATCATAAAGATAATCAAATTATTCACACTAACACAACTAGACTGCATATTTTGTTAATCCGCACGTGTATAATCATCTAAGATTAAGAAACCACCTTCACCTTTACCTTGAATCCACTCAGGAGCAGCATGAGACATTCTGCTATTGCTAGTTGGTCTATACCTATTCTTGATATAAGTCTCCATTAAAGACTCTTGAACCCACTTAACAACACCATCTTCTCTTACCATCTCAAACTCTTTGAATGGAAACCCAATCAAATCACCTAACTCCTCAATTTGTGAAAGATTTAATTTAATAATATCCATACCCATCTCAGTTGCTAATTGCTTAACAGCTGAAGTCTTACCAAGACCTGCATCACCTTCTACGTTAATTGCAACAGGTACTTTACCTTCAGCTTGGATATATTGATTATTATTAACAATGTGTTTTAAAAACCCTTTTAACTCTTCTACATTTAATTGAACTTGACTCATCTTTTTTAATTTTTTAAATTTATAATTCTAACTTGATAACCTTACCTGGTAGGTCTGTATTCATATATGATTGTTCAGACAGCACCCATAAAATAGGAGCTTTAGGTTTAACGCTTGTATAGCATTCACCATCAGTAAAATACACCAAGCTAGTATATTTTCTTATATTTTCATTATAATATTCAAGGACGGGATCAAATTCAGTCCCACCTCTACCATATATCTTAATTTCATTTTTACCTTTATACGGCTCTATACTCTTAATAGCCGTATCACACTGAACTATTGTAATATCAACACCTTGTTTATAGATGTGATGTATCTCATTCATGAACTCATGTAATTCTTTATCACATACAGAACCTGAAGTATCAATAGCCAACAACATATGTTGTTTCATTTTAATCTTTAGACCAGGATTTTCAGAATATCTTCTATTCTCTTTTCTCCTTATCTTTTTAGTATACACTTTAGATGATACACCAGTAAATCTTCTGATATAACCTTTCCAATCAAACTTAGGTGGAGTGATTGC